GTGACGGTAGTTTTCATATTTTCCCAACCATCGGAAACCTTTGTTTTGATTTCCGATGTCTTTTCAGAGAATTTTGATTTGATTTCAGAGAGTTTCCCTCCGGATAAATTATCAACGAATGTGAATCCTGCTGAATAATATCCTTTGATTCCCTCCCATCCGGCAGCGACAACGCCCTTGATACCGCCTCCGTTTTCTTCATAGGCGGTTTTCATATTCCCCAGTTTTTCCTTTGCCGTTTCGGTCGCTGCCGACATGACATTGTGAACTGTGTCCTTTACGCCGTTGAATACTTTCGAGGCTGCTTGTCCTATTGTGCTGTTTTTTATGTTGTTACCGATTTCCTTGACCTTATTCGTGACCGCCTCTTTCGCTTTCGTGAACGCTCCCGTGATGGTCTCTTTGATTGCATTGAATTTTTCTTTGATATTGCCCCACAATTCGGACAGTTTTTCCTTGACCGTATCCCAGTTTTTATATAGGGCGACACCTGCTGCAATCAGTCTGGCAATCAGTGTCACAATCAGAATAATCGGACACAAATTCATGACTGCGTTCAATGCGGTCTGTGCTGCTGTCATTCCTCCGGTTGTTGCTGTGGCTGCTGTTGTAGCTGCCGTATGTGCTGCCGTGGCTGCTGTTCCTGCCGTATCTGCTGCCGTTCCCGCTGCCGTGGCTGCTGTCTTTGCCGTAATCTTTGCGATTATCTTTGCAGCTCCGGACACAAATTTCTGTCCGGTCGTTACCGTGTCAGAGATTCCCTTTGCCACTTTTCCGAATCCGATTGACAACGGACCGATAGCAGCAACCACGAGACCAACTTTGAGGATTGTTTCTTGTTGTGCCGGAGAAAGCGACGTAAACCATTTTGTCAACTCTTGAATCTTTCCGGTCAATTTTTCAATCATAGGTGCTGCGGATGTCTGTGCTGTGGATGCCAGTGTCGACAACGCCAATTTTGCGTTGTTCATTGCAACCTTTGCGTTATCAATCGGGTCGAGTGTTCCGTTGTAGGTGTCCTCGACCGTTGAGCCGTATTCCTCCATTGATGACGAAAGACTGGTGAGGTCAATTCTGTTCTCACGAATTGCCTTTGTCATTTCCGCAGCACCTTTCTTTCCGAACAGTTCCGTTGCAATTTGCATCGCCTCAGTCTCTGTCTTTGCGTTCTTGATGCTGCCGATAGTATCTGACAACGCCTCGTCCATTGATTTTCCCTCTGATGTGGCGTTCTGTAATGCTTTTTTCAGACCCGCCATTGCTTGAGTTGAATCAACACCGTTTGCATCGAATTGAGCCATCAAATTGATTGCTTGAGGCAGCGACAACCCCATTTCTTTGAATTGTGCGTTGTTGTCGAGGACATATCCCTCTAATGTGTCAACAGAGATTCCGGTTTCCTGTGCCTTTGCTGTTAGTAAACCTAACAGATTCCCCGTCTGTGATGCATCGACGTTCCACGCTTTCATGATTTTATCAACTTGGTCGACTGACTGTGTGACATTTGTTCCGTTGATTGTTGCAAACTGTATGAACTGTTTTGAGGTCTTTTCAAGTTCCGTTCCTGTTGTGTGAAATCTTGTGTTGACTTCTCCGATTGCCTCGCCTACCGTTGACATATCCTCCGGCATTGTTCCGAAAACATTATCCGCAGACTTTGTCAATCCCTCAAGTGCCTCTCCGGTTGCTCCGGTCTTTGTCACTATGGTGTCATATCCCTCGTCAAGTTCTGTAAATGCTTTGATTGATGCTGCACCAATGCCCGCAATTCCGGCAGAGACAACCGACATTTTCTTTCCGAAACTCTCCATCTTTGTTCCTGCCGTATCACAAGCAGTCGCAAATTTTTCAAGTTTATTGTCTTTTAACTGTTCATTAACATTTTTCAGTTCTGCCTCCATATTCATGAGGGCAGTCTTTGACTTTTCTGTCTTTACTGTCTGATTTGCAAGAGCCGTCTCTGTTTTCCCGATTGCCGTTTCATTTGCCTTGTACTCCTGTTCGAGTTTGTCTAATTCCTCTTTTAAAGCTTTTGACTGCTCGGAGTTCTTCCCCGTCTCCTCTGTCGACTTTGCATAGGCTTCTTTCGCAGCGTCAATCTTTCCCTTGAGTTCCTCCTGCTTTGTTTTCTGTTCTGACAGTTTCTTTGTCAACTTTTCCTGCTGCTCACTATTTAACTGCACAATGCCTTTCTGCACCGTGATTTTTTGAGTGAGCGATTCGGCTTTTGCCTTGAGGCTGTCTGTTTCCGAACCGAACAACTTTGCTTTCGTTGCTGCCGTCGTATATTCCGCAGACAGGACTTTCATTTGTGCTGCTGCCGATTTCATTTGTGACTGGTAATCACTTGAATTTGCAGAAATTTTGACGCTTGTATAAGCCATTCGGTCGCCTCCTCTCTTACTGATTTTCGTTGATTGTATCTAATTCAAATTTTAAGTAGTCCAACAACGTGACAATGTTCTCTTTCATGCATTGACTGTATGAGTTTTTCAATAGCCGAATCGCAATTTTTACAACACGGTCAACAATTTCCCCGCAGACTTTCCATTGATTTTCCTCCGGTTGTTCATCCTCGTCCTCATATCCATTTTCACGGTCATAGTCATCGAATGCGGATGCCTCTTTTTCCACCTGCTCAACCTCGACAATGTTCAACATCTTCTCTGCAACAATGTTCTGCATGATGAAATGAACCGTCTTGATTGCCGTCAGAAATTCAACTGCATCAATCTCCCCAACTGCTGCAAGCGACAATTCATTCCCGAACATCTCCTGCATTATCTTTTTGTTGAAAAACATCACTCCGGAGAATTTCTCCGTGTCATTCTTTTCCATGAGACTGATGTATTTTTTATACTGTTCTACCGTTACGGAATTGATGAAAAGTCTCTCACCTCTGCAAGTGACCTCGATTTCCGGTATCACTTGCCACTCTGAAAATTTTTCTCTATCTTCTCCATACGTTTGGTGAGGTCGTCGGCGATTCCCATATCAATGAACTGGAACTCAAGAATCAATCCTGCTGCATCAAGTCCGGTCTCCGGATTCTTTAATTCCTCAACGGTGAACTGGTCTCCGTATGCTTTGCAGATAAAAAGACCCATCGCCTCAATGTCCTGCTTTGAATACCTCTGTTTTGCGTCGACAATCTCTGCAAGTTCGAGATATTCCGTGTATGTGTCGATTGACATTTTCGGCATTGTAAACTCTTTGTTATTGACTATAATTTTTCTTTTCATGATTTATCCTCCTGTTATATGTCCTCTTATTAGCCTAAACCGCCGTTTTTCTCCTGCACTTTGCTGAACCATGCCTTGATTGCCTCTGCTGCCTTTGTGTCTCCGGAAACGAGGTTTGATTCGTCGACCGAAATCTCATACGCATTGTCAAGACTTCTCTCATAGAATGAACCCTTGATGCTCTTTGTTGTCGGAGACAATTTGCCCTCTTTTGTGCTTGCCTCCTCACTGATGCCCTCTGCGAACTTTCCGGCGTATAACCATTTGAAATCATACTTTCCGTTGAGTTTTCTTTCTCTCCATCCGACAGCGACCTCCGGTGCTTTATCATCCGCAGTCTTTACAAGAAAACCGTTCTCGTATAACTGACCGAAAAGAATCTGTCTGTCCTGCGGTGCGAGTGCATTGACCTCAAGTTCGATTTCTGTTCCCTCATAGGAATTGATGACTTCCTCTGTTCCATCGTCAGAGTAAATCTTTTCAGAACTCCACTTTTCGTCAACCTTTGCTTTGATTGCTCTTGCCAGTTTGACCGGAGTTTCTGCAACGTATGCTTTCGCATCGTTCTGTGTGAGTTTTGCGATGTAGAAATCTCTACAACCGCAAGTTCTACTCCTCACAATCTTCTGTTCTGTGTCGCTAACCTGTGTTACTGTTTCGCTCATGTCTATTCCTCCATTTCATAAAACTTTGAAAACCTTTGTGCTTTCATATAGATTCCGTCCTCCGGCTTTGAATCGTCTCCGTTCCTGCCGTCAAATGAGAAATCGTTTTCTTTCATAAGTGACTTGATTTCCCTCGCAAGTTCAACCTCGTCATTCTCTGAAAATATAGTGACCTGCACTGACAGCGTCACTCCCTCTGCATCGTCGTCCGAAAAATTCTCGTCGTTTTCTCCCAAATCCCACAATGTCACATGTCTGTCATGGATGTTTTTGTCATACCATCCTTGCATCACGCTGATTTTCCTGTCTGATATTGGTTTCAATGCGTCGGATGCATCTTTGATGATGTCCGGACTGCTGCTCATGCTCTCACCTCATTTCAATGTGTTGTCTAAATATGATTGATATTCCTGTTCTGCGATTTTTTGCAGTTCCGCATCTGCCTCACGCCCTGTTGCATAGATAAATTCTTGAGGCGGGCGATAGATAGTTCCCCAGTTTATGAATTTCACATAAAAGTGTTCGCTATTGTCCGACTTTTCCCATCCGACATCTGCTGTTGCTCCTGTGTCTTTCATTTTGACTGCTCCCATCGGTATGCTGTCCGCTGCATGTGATGTCACGGATGACTTTGAACCGAAACCTCTACCGGATAATTTGATGTCTGCCGATTTCGGAATTTTGCCGGACATGATGTTTTTCACAACTGGTTCGCTTTGCTTTACAATCTTTTGATTGACCTCTTTTATGTCCTCGTCGCTTGCTGCGTCCTCAAATGCTTTCATGAGTTCTTTCAAGCCTTGAAATTCCATTTCGATTTTCACTGCATCACCTCCGGTGTCAGATTATGACACTATGCTCCCGCTCTACATTTCAACTGATATTTCCTGTCGTCTGTGAACATCGGACATGCATCATATATCTTGAACTCAACGCCTTTATATACTGCGTAGAACTCTTTCAGATTCAATCTGATTTCCTCCATCTTGTCGCAGGCTCTCGTTTCAAACATGATTGTGTTCTCAAGACCTATCTGCAACGCATTGTATTTTTCATTTGTTCCCAAACTCTTGACATC